ATGGACAGGGCCTTGAACAGAAAGGAATCTAGGGAGCTTATGAACCTTCTAGGGCTTCCTATGAGCTATTATGGGCATTTGCCTATCATGAGAAAAGCTTTTATTCAGAAAAGCAAGGAATATCACCCAGATAAAGGGGGTGATGAGGACAAATGCAAAAAGCTTACTTGCCTATATAGGAAGCTGGAGGATAATATCCAGAAAAACAAGGATTATGAGGATATGTGGGGAAATGCCGGGCCTTCCTGGAGATCTAATGAAGTAAGTAATGAGGAAAAGATAGGGAGAGGTCAGGAATTCTGGAAAAATTTTGACCTCTGCGTGAGAGGTGTAAATAGAAGATGCCCCTGCTTTATGTGTAAACTGAAGAGAAGGCATATCTGGAGGCTGCAAGAAACCAGAAAACCTAATTGCTGGGGCAAATGCTATTGCTATACCTGCTATTGCCTTTGGTTTGGATTTGAAGAAAAGAATCCCAGCAGTGGTCTTGTTTGGATTGGCATGATTTCTGAACTCACCTGGGGAGACATTATGGTAAGCAACTCTATTTATATTTTTTAGATTCCACGTTATGGAACACCTGAGTGGGACCAATGGTGGGATGCCTTCAATAAGGATTGGGGTACTGAGGAGGACCTGCATTGTCATGAGACATTGGATCCCTCAGATGATGAAAATACCCAGGACAGCACACCACCAAAAAAGAAGAGGAAATTCGATTTCCCGGAAAGTGTTATACAATTTTTAAGTAAAGCTATTGTATCTAATAAGACTTATGATAAATTTGCTATTGGGACTAATCTTGATAAGAGTCGAAGTCTCTATAAAAAGATACAGGACAAATATAATGTGCGTTTCATTAGTAGGCATCAAATTGATGATCTGGGAATTATTCTTCTTTTAACTGCTGGTAAACATAGAACCAGTGCTCTTGAGAATTACTGCATGAAATTCTGTACCTATAGCTATGTATGTTGTAGGGCTGTATTAAATGAGAGGGAAATGTATGAAGTAATGAGTGAGACTCCTTTCCAAAAACTTGAGGAGTCTGTGGAGGGGGGATATTTTAGTACTGAGGAAAAAGAGCCCACTGTTTCATGGGTTCAAATCCAGGATTATGCTTTGGAGAATGATATTGAGGATGTGCTGTTATTAATGGGATTGTATCTTGAGCTTGCAAAGCCCTTATCAAATTGTATGCATTGTCTGGAAGAAAAACTTCAGACACACTGTAAATTCCATAAAGAGCATCATGAAAATGCAAAATTGTTTAAAGAGAGCCGCAGTCAAAAAAATATTTGTCAACAAGCTGTGGATGGTGTTTTAGCTGCTAAAAGAGTACAACTTGTGCAACTGAGTAGGAATGATCTACTGTGTTTGAGAATTAAGAAATTACTGAGTAAGATGGAAATATTATTTGGGCCTAAAGGAAATGGGGATCTTAAGATATATTTGGCTGGAGCAGCTTGGCTTCATTGCTTATTGCCCAGATTTGAAGACACTGTTTATGACATCATTAAGGCATTCACCTTGAATGCCCCTAAAAACAGATATTTTCTCTTTCAAGGGCCTTTAAATAGTGGAAAAACCACTCTGGCTGCAGCTCTTCTTGACCTTTTAGGTGGAAAGGCCCTAAATATTAATATTCCTAAAGAGAAGCTAAGCTTTGAGCTTGGAATGGCAATAGATCAATTCATGGTTGTGTTTGAGGATGTGAAAGGAGACAAAAGTAGTGATGAGCTGCCCAGGGGTTTTGGCATGAGTAATTTAGATGATCTAAGGGATTATTTAGATGGTTGTGTGCCAGTAAATTTGGAGAAGAAGCATCTCAACAAAAGATCCCAGATATTTCCCCCTGGTATTGTCACATCGAATCATTATGAGATTCCCCCAACCCTCAAATGTAGATTTGTAAAAATTTTAACTTTTAGGAAAAAACTTTATCTGGAGAAAGCTCTGCAAAGTAGCCCTTATCTTTTGTATAACAGAATAGTGCAGAGTGGTGTTACCCTTCTTTTGCTACTTATATATCATCTCTCTGTAGAGGAGTTTGAGGATGAGTTGCAGGAACAGGTGACAGTTTGGAAGCAAAGAATTGATCAAGATGTTGGGGATCACCTTTACAGAACCTTCCTGGCTCGAGTGGCCCAAGGGATTGATATCCGCCATGGTGACGTGGAAGAGGATGATGACAGAAGTACTGAGTGCTCTGAAGCTATGCCAAGCGACTCGGGTGTGGGGTCGGAGGCGCCAAGCACACAGGAAACCACACAGCAGTCTCACGAATAACACATGTATTTTTTGGCTTAAAATGTAGCAAATGTAACAATAAAATAATAAAAAACATCTCATGACTCCATACTGAATTCCACAACATTTGAATGGGTGACAGTAGAGGGGGTTGCGTCATCTGAATCCTCTATAGTTTCCAAAGGGCCTGTTGCATGTCCTGATATAACCCCCGTGTTGTCTCCCTCCAATGCAGGAAGTGGTCTGGGGCTTCTATGTCCTGAAATCACCCCTACCCTGTTTTCCCCTTCCAGTCCGGGAAGATCCCTGGAATCCTCTACTGTCAGCAGAGGTCCTCTTGCATGTCCAGATAAGATAGGAGGGGGTTGAGGACTAGCAGGCGGTGGTGGGGGTGGGTCTTTATATGGGAAAGTTACAACCTCCAAGGGACCTCTTGAACCTCTTGTTTGTCTGACATACTGCAAACGGGCCTGTAGTTTATTTATTTCCATAATTAAACTTTTTTCATCTGGGACCTTTGTTTCTTGCTGTCCATATTTATCAATATATCTTTCTAAATCTGGATCTCCTGGTAAAGGCTCAGTACCTTGGTAAACCCTGACCTCCTCCACCTGGCTGTGTTCTCCAAGCATTGGCTGACTATCAACCTCAGGGGTTAATTTATTGAAAAGACTGTTCAGCAAAGACCCTACTGGATATGGATTTTTAACCTGCCTTTTTCTCAGTGTCACAGAAAAATATCTGGGGAAGCCTCTAAACTTCATAGCATTAGCATTCTCATATTTGAAGCCAGCAATGTCACAGCATGAAAGAAACAAATTATCTCCTTTACATAGTGGGCCTACTCCATTTTCATCTAAAAGGATAGTTGTCATTGAGTTAGTTATCTGCATCACTGGAGGTGTCTCTGTCCCACCTGTATATGTACCAAAGTATCTAGAATTTTCATTTTTGGCTGGGTCTGGATGCCAGCATTCAACAGGATAAAGCCCATCTTTGTCAAGAATCCCTTTCAGCCTGGGATCTAGTACCTGGGCAAGTCCTGTCAGGGGTCCCACGGGTGCTGCATATTTTTCATATTTTGTTTTGTAATTTTCAGTAAGAAATTGTAATTGCAAAGGTTCTCCCCCAACTGAGAAGAAATGATAATTGAGGCCTACAATTGGCTGTGAGGCAGCACTAGATGTGGTATCTCCATGTATTCTTTTTCTTAAAGAGTGAACATTACACAGAGATCCTACACCCACAACCTCTGTTTTGCAGCTAACTGCTTCCCACATTAAAATCTTTTCCCCAGTCATATCCTCATTAAGCATAGGTAATTGCACTTTTCCAAGGCTATAACATGGGAGTTCACTAGGCCCAGGTTTATCATCATCATCACTAGTAGCCACAGTCAGCTTTCCACTGAATCCAAATTCATGCTCTGTTGGTGTTCCTACTCTGGGATTAAGGAAGAGTTCAATTGTAGTGATGCTATCTCCTCCTGTTCGGACGTCTAACACTTCTATTCCTCCTTTTATGAGGAGTTTTGGCACCTGGGAGGGAGGCGCTCCTTTGCTTCTTTTTGGGAATGTCCTCTTCATCTTCAGTTTCTATCTCTTCTAGCTCTTCTACCTCTTTTTTCCAAGTGGGAGTTAAATCCCCATACAGGCCTAAAAGCAAAGGGAGCAACCAGTCAGGGGCATGTCTCTGGCCTGCACCACCTGGGGGACTATATTTTTGAACAAAATTAGCAGAGGGACGATGGCTTTTATCCTCCTCTGCTACATCAATTCCAGTTTCTCTTTGTATCCTCTTTCTAAGCTGACTTAGCTGAGGTGGGTTTAAAGGGGGCAATTCACCATAATACCTGTGTAAAGCAGCATACCAATCCCCAGTTACATGTGATACAGCCCACCTTGTGTTTTCAAAAAATCTAGCAAGGGATTCCTGTACTGTACCCCCAACTGTAGTTGCTAGGTCTCTCGAGGCATGCCCTATTTGGCGTCTCCCTTCACTTAATAATGACTGCCAGAACAATCTTGATACATGATTTAAAAGATCAGGCCCCCAATATGTGGGATCTAAATACTGTGCATATCTAGCAAATGTACTAACCCCTGGAAACAAGTAATCTACATCAGGGACCCAGACCTGAAGTGCCATGTCTGGAACAGCTTGAGTATAGGAGAGAGGACTGAGAGAGGCCCCCGCTATGCTAAGAGCTAGAACACCAAATTCCCCTATAGATCCTTTTGCAGCTTCTCCCAAAGATGCTAACACTTCTGAGGCTCCTCTTGGAATGTCAAGATAAAGATTGAACAACTCCTCTGAAATTCCAAAGCTTTCCAAGGCTTGGAGATCTGTTACTCCATCAACCAAGGACACATAAGCAACCTCGTCCAAGAGGCCTTCTATAGCTGCTGCTGCCTCTCCAGATAAGATGGCTTCTGTGGTAAACCCTGTAGCGGCGGCAAGCCCAAACAGTTCTGTAATAACCGAAATCAGAGCTCCCATACCTAGAAAATAAGAAATCTTACCTTAGAGCAGGCTTCTAGAGGCAAAAAAGTAGGCCAAAGCGGGAAGCTGGCAGCGGCCCAGAGGCCGTTATTGGCCAGCTTCCACTTTAGTTTCACTTTGGCTGTGCGCCACGTGTGAGCAATAACAGTGGCTGAGGGCCAAATGGGCCGGCACTGGGAGGAGCGACGGCCCAGTAAGCAAATCCGGGGCAAGCCGGTAACCGGACACCGTCTGGGCAAAGAGCCAACCTCAGAATTTTTTTCATATAAAGCCCCAGAGGCTTTTTTTGCCACCTACCTTATTTCCTTAAGTTGGAGAAGCAGCAGCTGGCCCTTCAGGCTTTCAGCACCTGCAAAAAAG